ATGGTGATCTCCTGGCCGCCCGAGCTGTTGTACGTGTAGTTCAGATACACGGCCGCGCTCGCATCGAGGCTGTCGAAGGTGTACACGCCCGTCGCTGCGTTGACCTCGTATTGGCCGGCAGCGCTCAGCGCCGACACCACGCCGAGCGGCTGGCCCGTGTTCTCGTAGAAGACTCCCTGGTCGGCACCGTAAACGGTAGCGTTGGTCGCGGAGATGGTATAGGCGCCACTGGCCGGCACCGTGTGCGCTTCGGAATCCTGATAGAGCACCTGCGTCGCCGTCGGCGCCGACCCGAAGAAAATCTGGTTGAAAAGGTCGGCGCGGATGCCGGCGAACTTGGCCTTTAGCTCGATCTTCGTCTTGCCCGGTGCGAGCGCAATGGCGTACCGGCCCTGGCCGTAGAGTTCCTTCAGGTCGGCCGTGAACGACAGGTCGATGTCCTGCAAAATCCCGAATTTGCGCGGCGTAATGAGGCCCGTGCCGTTGACCTGCGTAGCGACCAGCGTGCCGGCGGCGAAGCCAATTTCGTCGGTGTAGAGCGACATGGCGGACTCCTGTGGTTAGCTGGCTTGTAGGGAAGGAACGAGGATTCGCACGGGTAGGATTCCGATGGCCTGGTTGTCGAGATCGCCGGGGTAGAGATCGGCGATGCCTTCAATCCAGCAGTGCGTGACGGTGCCCCCGAGGGTTTGCGCTTTTGCGGCCGGAGGCACGCGCAGGGCATTCTCCACGAGGTCAAGCAAGTCGCAGAGCACGACGTCGGCTGGCACGTCGCTTGAGGTCTGCGCATAAATCCAGACCTCGGCCTCCATCGTGACCTTCGCCGGCATCCCAGTCGGCAAACGCTGGAATTCTTCGTGCATGTGCCGGACGAAAATGGCCGGCTGCAACGGCACCTTCGTCCACGGAATCAGGCGCCGCCCGCTGGTGGGAAATGTGCCGGGGATCGCCACAAAGCCGAGCAGAGCGTTGAGGACCTGGTTGCGCGTGGTCATCGGCCCAGGTCCTCGGCCGCCTGGTCAACGGCCGCCTGCAGCAGCCCCATGGCATCACCGCGCACCATCTCCGCCGGGTCGCGCAGGAATCGCTTATCGTCGACGTTCGGCGTACGCGAATAGGCGGGATGAACGACCATGATTTCCGGGACGGCGCGCGACCAGAAGTGGGCGAGGCGCGCCGTGTGCGCGCGAACGGTGAGGGCCTTGTGCGAGCCGTATTCCAGCGCGGCCGCCTTCTTTGCTGCGTCGGCACTCGGGGCGCGCACGCCGACGACGGCCGCGATGCGGTTGCCGTGATCATAAACGCGGCCGCCCGTCCAGGACCGGAGCGCGCCGGTCTTTGTGGGCTCCTGCGCGATGATGGCGGCCTCGAGGCGCTGCTCGATTTCCTGCATGGCCGCAAGCAGTCGATCGTGCGCGAACTGCGGGAACTGATCGAAGCGGAGGGTAGCCGCCCGTTCGTTCGTCAGCCGGATGCCGAGCTGCATGTCAGGCCACCACGGGAACGCGGTAGCGGTCGATGAGGCCGAGGATTTCCTCGGTGAAGGCGCCGCGGACGCCCGGCATTGTCCCGATCCAGTAGCTTTGCGTCCCCAGCTGCGGCTGCTCCTGGCTCTTCAGCATCGGGTCGCGGCCTTTGCCGTAGAACCGGCCCGTGATCAGCCGGAGCGCCGCGCCCACCAGGTCCTGCGGGATCTCCGAAAATCCGCCCTGGTACGTCACCCACGTCTCGTTTGGATACCAGAGCGTCGGATACTTGGTGTAATGGTTGAGCCGGACCAACTGGCCACTCTGGCTCTGCACCAGATAGTTGCAGCGGTCCATGAGGTCGTAGGCAAATCCGGGCTGGAATTTCACTGAGACGGCCATGCCGAACGTGAGGCTTTGTCCCTCCGGCACGGGCTGCCAAACGTCGTTGCTGAGGGTGACACTCACGTCGGGCGAGATGGCCGTGACCCACGTGCCCCAGGGGATGTATTTGCCGGCGACGGGCTGCCCCACGGAAATGCCCTGGGTGGACGCCAGTGGGATGACGTTGCCCGACGCGACGGTTGAAGGCAGCGGGATCGTGGTCCATCCGACGGTCAGCGGCCAGCGCGACAGCTGCAGCTCGCCGACGCCGCCGGGTATCTGATAGGGATAGGCATCGCGGTCGGGGAAGATGAGGTCCTGCACCGTCTCGAGCGGAAAGGTTCGGTTGCAGTATTTGTGGATCTGCGACGAGCACTCGGCGATGGCGCGCGTCAGAAAATTGTCGATCGAGGAGTCGGACGGGTCGATGTTTAGCTCGTCTTTGACGGTCGGCAGGTCCGTCAGATCGTAGCTGTCCGGCGCCAGCAGCACGGTCGTGACCGTCTTGACGCCCATCTCACGGGTAGACCGGCAGCTGATCGGACTGCACGTCGACGGCGAGCGTCGAACCGACATACGTGCCGACAACGGTATATTTGGCGCGGAACTGCGGGCCGAGAATGCCGTCCTGCGCGGTGTTGGCGGACATGGTGCCGTCCGTCAGCGCAACCTCCGTCGTCTGCGGCGTCTGCGCATTGAGGTTGATAGCCTTGCGCGCGCCGGCCGTCGTGAAGTGAAAATTGGCGATGTCCGTCCAGGTGGCGCCGCTGTCGAGGCTGGTCTGCACCCACACGTCGACGGACGTGCCGGCCGATCCATATGTGAAATACGCCTGGACAGTCAGGTTGCGCGGGGAGCCATTGAGCTTGACCAGGCCGGAGACAGCCGCGACCACGGCCGCGGGCACCGGGTTGAGCGTCAGGAGGTTCATCGCCGGCCCTTCTTCTTCGGGGGCGGCGGCGTCGGTCGCATGATCCGCGTCGTATAGGTGCTGTACGAACGGCGGAGGCCGACCAGCTCGGGGCCGTCCGGGCGGCCGACCTCCTCGTTGGTCGGCGACAGCACGGCGCGCCCCGCCTTGATGGCGTCCATGGCGACGACGTCTGGGAGGAGCCTGGGGTCGCCGACGGCGATGCCGGGCTCTCCTTTGATGAACGTGACCTGGATCATTGGGCCTCCGGTTCTAGAATGACGCCGAAGTTGCCCGTGAACTCGGCTTCCCCCACATGCACGAGTCGGATTGCCGGATCAGCCCAAACCGAGCCGCCCAGGCGCATCCACTCGCGGCAGAACAGGAAGTCCTCGCCGAGGCCCTCTTCGTCGTCGCCGAAGCGATAGAACCTGTACATCCAGCGGCGCGCGTCCTCTGGCATCGTCGGGAAGCCACGCCGTTTCCACTCGGGATGCTCGGCGGCCATCACCTCAAACACGCTGCGCTGGATGCGCAGGAACGCCGTGCCGATGCCATCCACCTGGATGGCGCCCATTTCGTCTTGCAGGAAGGTGCGGCCCGGCGCTATGCGGACGCACCATTTCTCCGGGTTTTGGTCGGGCAGATAGCGCTTTTTCGCCCCTACGGCGCCAATGACCTGTTTGTCCGACGCGAGCAGCCGGACCACGTCGTTGGGCTCCCAGCCCATGTCGTCGTCGATCCACAGGAGGTCCGTGTAATCGGATGCCAGGAACGACGCCACCAGCTCATTGCGCGCGTGCGGAAGATTGCTCGAGCCCACCACGGTTTGGATGTAACCGCGGATGCCCAGCTGCAGCAGGTGCGCGAACGTCCGGGCGAGGGCGATCGTGTATTGGCGCACCGGGTGGCGCGCGATCGGCGTGCAGATGAAGACAGAACGCGACCGGGCGCGCGCGAGGCGCGCCTCTTGCACGGCCCGGTCGCTGTCGTCGAGCGGCATTCTCAGTTCGTCGGCGACGGCAGGTGCGGGAAGCCCGCCATGGCGCCCACGGCGTCGCCATAGAAGGTGTCCGTTCCGGTGCTGCTGAACGCCGGGTTATAGTTGAACCGGACATAGCGCTGGGCATTGCCGAGATCGACGGCCACGTTGAAGGATCCCTTCACCGCGCCTCCGCCCGAAGGTCCGGTCGCGACGACCGCATATGTGGCCGTTTGAAAATCCGTCCAGTCGCTGTTGTCGGGAGAGGACTGGATGTCGGTGCCCAGCGAGAGCGTGGCACCGCTCTGCAACGTCGTCTCGTAGATGACGCCAAAGAGAGCCGACAGCGGGAGGGCGCCATTGCTGAAGCCCTGTCTGTCGATCGACAGGCCGGTCACCGTCGTCGAGGCGCCGGTGCCCCCCGCCGTTGCCGTGGAATGATCGCTCGCCCGTTTCAGATCGATGAGCGACCCGACATTGTGTTGGAGAACCACGGTGTTCATGGTCAGTTCCTTCGTGAGGAAGCGCGGTTTTTGGCCGGGCCCCAATTCGGGTTACGAGATGGCCGGAGCCCAGGCTACCGCCTGGATGACGGCGACGCTCTGATCGTGCCGCAGCTGGAAGTCGTGCTCCTCGATGGCCCGGATCAGGGTCTGATCCTGCTGGAAGGCGCTGACCGTGTTGCCGCCGGCGTCGACGTACGTGCCCTCGCGCGACACGGCCAGTTCCATCGACATGCTGTCCAATATGATCGCCTCGTCCATCTCCGCCAGGAAAACGAAGCTGGTATTGGAGTGACCGCTGGCGTCGTAATAGTTGGTTCCGATCTGCGTCGTGCACTTGAAGGGGTAGCCGAGCAGCTTTCCCTCCATCAGTTCTTCGCGATATACGTAGACGCCCAGCGAGTTCTGTACGTTGTACAGATAATTCTTCGAGCGCGGGTTCATCAACCAAATGCGGCGCGTGTCCGGCACGTTGGCCGCATCGAGCCTGTTCACCGCGCCACCCAGTTCGGACGCCACTGTGGCGAGCGTGTACGCATACGTCGAAGTGATGAAGTTGCCGCCGGTGGAGTTCGGCGGATCGGTCGCATTCACCGCTTCGGTGGAAGCCCCCGTGGTCAGCCAGTTGCCGGGCGTGCCGCCGTTGGCTGCGACCCAGCGGTTGGCGAAGTACAGGAAGCCCATCGGGCTCGAAACCGTGCCCTGCCCAAGGATGAAGGCGAGGTCCTCAGCGAGCGCCAGCACCTTCACCAGGTCGTCTCGGACAAACGCATCCACCGCCGGATCGGCATAGCGCATCATGTCGTTGGACACGGGCACCAGCGCCGTCAACTTCTTGAAGCTGGCGACGATGGAGTTGAGCGTCTGCTGCGACGACGCCGCCTTTGCCCCTTCGGGACCGTAGGCGGCCGTGGCGGCAGAGGCCTGACCGGGCAACGTCATTGTGCCGCGCGGCATCGGGATCACGCGCGGGTTCGAGCTGCGGACGACGGTGAGGGGCCGCAGTAGCTCGATGATCTCGTTCATGTAGTCAGGCGGCACGATAAAGCCGCCCGCCGGGCCCGCGCTGGTGATCAGCGCGCGCGTAACCGGGTGGTTTTCGCCGTAGCGTTCACGGGCGATCTGGCGGCCGACATAGATGCTGCCGCTGGCCTCCGCGCACGCCTTCAGCATGGCGCCGACGACCAGGGACCGCGCCGACCCGATAAGTTGACCGCGCGATTTGGCCAGCTTTGCAGCCGCCGCATCGCTGACGTACGGATCATCTTCGACACTGGCATACACGCGGGCGGGATCCTGTCCGGCCACGGGCTGCGCGCCGGCGGCGGCCAGATCCTGCGCATCCTTGGCCCGCTTGAGCTGGTCGTCGAACGCGCGGACGGCCTTTTCCCTGTTGGCATAATCCAGCTGTTCGGCCGGCGTCAGCGTCTCCTTGTCGGCGAGGACCTTGAACGCATCGAAGGCCGTCGCGCGCTGCTTGCGGAGGTCCGCAATCCGATCTGGCATCTGTCGTCACTCCACAACGTGCCGCTGGCCAGGCGGCGACAAGGGCCTTCAGGCGTAAGCGGCGAGCTCGAGCGCGGCGAGCTGGCGTTGGCGATAGCTGAGAGGCAGAGCAGCCCGGCCGTTCGACGAGCCTTCGCTCTCGTCTATGCCTTCGCTGGTTTGGACTTCCTCGCTGTCGCCGTCTTCGGCGCCAGTCGTGGCGCCGTCCGTCACGGCGCGCATGCAGCGCATGGCCGCGCGCATGCAGCGCCCGCTGGCGCCGGCGCCGTCCGTAGCGTCGCCATGGGCCATGCTCATGGCCTCCTGGCTGGACGTGATCGCGTCCATGTTGCGGCCCATCGCCCGATGCGCCGCCATGGCTCGCCCGATATGAGCCTGCGCTTCGTCAGGGTTTTCCTTGGCGGCGGCCAGGTGGTCGCCGATCTTTTCGTGGTTGCTGGCAGCCGCCGCGACCGCGTCGGAGACCTGTTCGTGCGCGTCGCCGACCTTGCCGTGAGCGTCCTTGGCCTTGTCCAGATGGTCGCTGGCGTTCTGCAGATGGTCGGTCGCCTGCTCCAGCTTGGCGGCGTTCGCCTTGCTGAGGACGCGGCCGGCCCGCAGTCGGGCGCGGGCAAACGACAGACGAAACTCACGCAGGCGCGGCGGGGCTACGGCCCGCACGAAGGCCCGGCCGTCCATCGGAAGGACTTCGATGTCGTCCTCCTCGATGCCCTTGCCGGCCAGCATCTCCTTGACCTCTTCGGCCGTCATGGCGACCAGCGCCGCGCCGAGCTGCTTGAGCGCCTCGCCCAACATGGCCGGGACCTGGCTGTCGTCCTGCTCCATCTCCTCTTCCCACTCGGAGCAGGAATGCAGGTAGCCGAAGCTTTCGAGCATGTACGCGAGATTGGCGCACTCGTAGAGACCGCGCTTTTTGAGGACGGGTTTGTCCACCAGCATCCGCTTGCGGGCCCGATCGGTGTCCGTCATGCCGGCTTTCTCCTTGTAGTGGTCGAGGACCTTGCCGGCCTCGTCTTTCACGCTTTCGGGGATGTCCGTCTGCGACAGGCGCGAGGCGGCGGCGCGGATGGCGCCTTTCGGCACTTTCAGTTCACCGTCCGCGACGTGGGCGATCGGCAGCTTGTAGCTGCCGCGTTTGTCGGGGGCGGCGGCGTTGTAGGCCAGGAAGCCCTTCCGCGCCTTGGCCGCGTCGAAGCTGTCGCCGCCGGCGTGCTCGAAAATGCTCGCCTCGGCCGCCGCGCCGTCCCAGGCGTCGGTATCGTCGATGGCCAGGTCGCGCGCGGCGCCGCATTTCCAGTCGGCGCTGCCCTCCGCCCGGGCGGTCACGCCGGCGCCGGTGTCGACCGGGACAGTGCAGAAGCTTGCCTCGTACAGTTCCCACCGCGTGACGTGTAGGCCCGCGCGCGGGCGGCTCGGATCGATCGGCTCGGCCTCGATGATGTCGAACCCGATGCTGACACCGCGGATGACGCCGGCCTTCACGAGGCCGCGAATTTCGTCGGCCTTCGGTGAAATACCCAGCGGCGCGAAGTTGCATATGGCGTCGATGGTGGTCGCCGTCGTGGCCAGTTCGGATGTCGTGCCGACGGGTTGCGTGATGTCGTGAGACCACAGCATCACCGGGTTCGCGCGATAGTTGGTCAGGTCGCACCCGGCCGGCTCCAGGATGTGGCCGTCGCGGGCCCGCATCGCCGTGCTCATGCGGATGCGGACCTGATGCTCGGCCAGGCCGTCGTTGGTGATCTGGGCGGGGACAACTGCGCGCTGCACGTTTACGATTCCGCCGTATAGCTGCCGTGGATTTGCCAGCGGCTGTCGGGCTCGTGCTTCCAGCTCAGATGCAGCGTCGGCAGATCGTCGGCGCCGACGCCGGCATGGCCGATGAGCTGCACGGTCTCGACCTTTGCGGCCTGCCGCAGCGGCATGGGCGCTCCCTCGAGGAGTAGGCAGAGCTCGTCCGGCCGGTTGCCCCACGTCATGACGACGATTTCGAGATGCGCCGGCAGCCGCAGCAGCGTGTGCAGCGTCGCGGAGTTGATCGACAGCAAGCCAGCGCGCGAACGGTCGATCCCGGGCAGCGGGGGAAGCTCCAGGGCCATGCTAGCCGCTCGGCGCGATATCGGCATCGGCATCGGCGTCCGGCGCTTCGGTGGTGGTGACCTTCGGCGCGGGTGCTTGACCAGCGGGCGGCCGGCCGGAGGCGTCGGGCGCCTGGCCGTTCATGTTGCTTCCGAGAGCGGCCATGTTAACCGGCTGCATGATTGTATCCCCCTGCGGGTCCGGAGGGAGTCGCTCGCCACGTCTCCATTCGTTGGTCGTGATGAGGCCGCTCAACTTTCCGATTCGGCCCAGGTTATAGCGGGTAAGTGGATCGGCGCGCAGCAAATCATCTTCATTGAGGTCAAGCTCGAGGCCTTCTTTGTCGAGGTCGAAAGTTACAAGAAATTTTTGTTCGATGTGACCAAGGCGCGGGCTGACAGCTCCGTTTACGTACGCCTGTTCTTCCTGAATGATGGTCGAGCCGCGTGTCGTATCGGGCTGCGCCAGTTTCCTGGTGGGCACGTTGAAGAAACGGCTGACGTCCTGGATGGTCAGGTTGCACTGATTGATGAAGTCGAGGTCCACCGAAGTGAGCTGCAACGGCTTGGCTTCGACCCCATCCTCGAGAACGGCCGTCTTGCCGACATTCTGCAAGCCGCTCTGAAAGTCGTTCCAGGAGGCTTTTAGTCTTTTGGCTGCGTCCTCCGTCAGCGTCCGAGGCGACTGCAGCACGACGGACGGCCGCGCGCCGTTGCCCATCCACCGCGACTGCTGCTGCGACTGCGCAGTGGCCAAGCCAACGGTGTCGCGGGCCAAACCTATTGTCGAAGCGCCGATCAGCATGTTGAACGACGGGCCGCGCAGGTGGAAAATGTCTTCGGCCGGAATGGCCACTGGAAATCCGCGCAGCATCGCGATCTGGAAAAGGCCGATGCGGTTGACGTTGTAGAAAATTGAACCATCCGACGCCTCAAGCACCATCACGGCGTCGGGGTTGATCAGGATCAGCTCGGTCGGGTCGCCCCGCGAGTTGCGCAGGATTGCGGCATAGCCGTTACCGCGCAGCAGCAGCGCGATCATCAGGTCGCGCATGAATTCGAACCAGGTCTGCATCCGGTTGGGCCGGACGAGCAGCTTGCTGATCGGGTGATCAGTGACGATGGCGCGGGCGCCGTTCTCGGTCCGCTGGTACAGGTTTGGCGTGCACCGGGCCACGTCACTCGCCAGGATCGTAACGGCCGCATAGACGGAGGAGACGGACATGGCCGTCGCCTGCGACACCAGCACGCCGCTGGCGCTCTGCACGCTGCCCAGCGGCGGTATCATGCCGTAGGACGGGACGCCGGCGGAGGCGCGCGTGCTGGAAGCGGCCAGTCGACCGAACAGGCCCATGTACGCCACTATTCTGCGCTCCTGCCAAGCTGCCACGCACCGGCCAGAAGAAAGCCTCCTGCCACCAGAAACGCCGAGGGCGGATAGACCAGGTGGCACCCCCAGACGACCAGGCCGGCGCCGATCAGGCCTGCCGCGTCGCGCATCAGGCCAGGCAACACGGCGGCGATCTTGCTCAGCATCAGATCACCAGCAGCCCGCGCGTCTCGTAGGGCGAGGCCCGCGTCGCCGGTGCCATCGTGGCGAGGCCGACGGCCATGGCGAGGGCAACGAGCGCGTCGATACGGTTGACCGCTTCGCGCTTGGAAAACCACCGATTGTCGAACGGGTCGCGCTCGATCGCCGCCGACATGATGGCGGAGATGAGTACCGGCGACGCGCGTATCCGGATGCGCTTTTCAAGAAACAAGTTTTCCAGTTCGATGACAGAGCCGGGCATCCAAAGACCTTGCGGCGGTTCGAGACCTTGTCGTTTGGCCTCGTCCACCATGTCGTCCGGAGCCTTGGCGCGTCGCTTGCCGCCCTGCGGGTGCTCGATCTGACGCAGGGTGATTCCTAATTTGTCAAGCTCCTCAGCAAGACGCCGGTAGGTATAACGGTCGTACGCCAACCCCGTTACGCGGAAGACGGTTGCAATTTCCGCGATGCGCGCCGCGACAAAGTCCATGGGGATTATCGAACCCGATTCCGCGTGCAGCCAGCCCTCTTGCGCCCAGATGTCGTAAGGCGCCTCGTCCCGCAGCGACCGCTCCTCGATGGTGTCTCGCGGCGTCCAGGCTTCCACCCACGCATCGAACGTCGGCAGCCGCACCACGGCCCCGCCGTCGCGCGTGATGTCCGTCATGCCCGTCTGCACAACCATCGCCACGGCAGTGAGGTCCTGCGAAGCGGACAGGTCGGCGCCCAGACATATGTCCTTGCCGGCGTGCTCCGCCTCCGGGTCGAAGTCGGCGAGCACCGCCTCGAGCGCGGCGCGCGACATCCACGCTTCGGCCGCGTCTGTCCAAACGCAGAAGTGCAGCCGCAAGATGCCATTCAGCTTGCCGGGTATGGCCTTTGCCTGGCGCACGACGCCGGCGAGATAGTCCTCCGTCACCGTCACGCTCAGCAGAGGATTTGCTTTGATCCAGCAGCTGGGGTCTTTCAGCGGATCGTCGCCAGGATCGAGCCCGCAGACGAAGGCAAAAGTATCGTCGTCGATAACCTCGCCGACGAAGGCAAATGCTGCGTCAGGTGTGCGCGTACCGGCGGCGCAGTTGACCGCGTGGGCGTGCTCGCGCCAGCAGATGCTATTTCGGTCACTTCCGCTGTTCGTGGCCATGGCCAGGATCGGCTGCCGCCTGAATTTGAACCCGCGCTCGAGCAACTCGATCGTTAGCGCGTCGCCGTGCTCGTGCACCTCGTCGCAGAGCGCGCAGTGCGGGCGCGGGCCGGACTGGCCGTCGGCGGACGCGATCGGACGGAAGAAGCTGCCCGTCCTCATGTCGGCGAGGTTCCAAACCGGGTTCGAGCCGCTCTTCGTCAGTCGATATTTCAGCGCCGGCGACTGGTCGACCATCGCGACGGCATCGCGGAACAGGATCATCGCCTGATCCTTCTTGGAGCCGGCCGCGTAGATTTCTGCGCGGGGTTCGTCATCCGCCATCATGCAGTAGAGGCCAAGGCCGGCCAGGAGAGGCGATTTGCCGTTTCCCTTCGCCGTCTCGTAGTAGAACCGGCGGAACCTCCTGACGCCGCTCGCCTTGCGCCAGCCGAACAGCGACCCGATGCAGAACTGCTGCGATGGGTGCAGCTGGTATGGCAGTCCCTCGAACTGACCACCGTTGAGGCAAAGCACATCGGGGAAGAACTCGATCGCGCGCATGGCGGCGTCCAGATCCCACACCAAGCCGCGCTTCCGGCCATGCTTTAGGTCGAGCAGATGCCGGCGGGCAGCGTTCCGGACATGGGGCCCCTGGATGATGTGTCCGCCGGCGACAGCGCGGGCCCAAGCCGTGACGGGGTCGTCAGGCTTTGAAGTATTTGCCCGCTTTGTCGTCGGCCGAGGGTTTCTTTGCATGATCCGCGCTGACCCGCGTCCGCGCCGCAGGCGTCATGCCGAACTCAGTCAGGAATCGGTGCATTTGGTCCAGCGCGCGATTTCTTAGCGCTACCATGGGAGACTGGATCGGATAGCCGCCGCTTTGCTCCGTGGTCGTCACGCCCTTGACCGTCCGTGTCGTTGTCCGGATCGGCGATTTGATAACCTTGCCGAATTTGCGGATGTGCTCCTCCGCGTCCTGCCAGTCGGCGACGGCCTGGCAGTAAGCGGCCAACGCCATGGCATCAAGGTTCGTCATCAGCCCCAGCTTGTCGAGCTCATGGACTATCCGGCCCCACTCCACCTTGCCCGCGTCGCTCAACCAGTGAGGAACGTTCGGAATTGCAAGGTCGGGTTGCGGCTCGTTCTTCGGCGGCGGGCGCTTGCCCGGGTTGCCTGTCACGAGTTTCAGGTGCGTGGGCTTCGGACGTCTGCCGGCCATGAAACGGTATGCGAAGATGCGAACCCAGAAAGCAAGCTCGTCGCAAAATCAAACGGGGGCGCCCCGACACTTTGGCAGCGCCCCCTCTCTCTGGGTTGTTTGTGTAACCCGGGGCGAGCGTGCAAGCACTCGCCCCGGGTGCCCTGCAAGCGGCTATGCCGCACTCTCTGGGCTGGAGAATTCCTGACCACGACTTCAAGCGATGTCGTTTTGCGGCGTCAAGCATGATTTTTGACCCCCCCTGCCTCCATTTCGCGGCTGAAAAAATCGTGCCCCACGTCGGTTAGCCGGACGTTCGAGCGGCCCGGGCGAAACCCCCATGCCCCTGCTGCACCGCACAAGAGCGAAATCGCC